CCTTTTCCTTTCTAAGCCAAGGAGAGAATCTCTTCCTCTTTCTCAATATATTTAGATAAAAATTATATTGCATATCTTTATCTAGGAAATGATACTTATTCATTTCATTAGCAAACAAGACACAATCCAAGTGACCTGACAAACATTTATTAATAATAAAGGGGGGATATTCTTTAACAAGAGTTGAATCTTCTTCGATAAGATTCTCTTTGGTAAAGTTGATTGAATTCAACCAATCCTTCAATTCAGTAGTCATATATCAGAGAATCAATTTTGAACTTGGGGTTTTGATGGGAGAGAACATCTCTTCATATTTTTCAACTAGTTCGTCATTTACATTGGCAATGTAGACAATCCACTTCTTACTAATTTCCAGTTCCTTCTCGGTTCGTTTTAGAAGAGGAGCATAAGGAGCGAAACCAAGTTGTCCATCACCTTGATTAAATGCAACGATTGCATTCATGACAATAAGACTTTCATCTTTATCTTCAAGGACTTCTGCCACTACATCTTCACCAGAAGACATACGAAATACTTTAACGTTCATAATTTTGTTCAATATTAATGTTTTGATAATACAAATTGATGGCCATACCACCCATAACCATCCAGTAGATTACAAGCATAGTCATGCCAACTTTGGTTGGAATACTTGTCATTTGAACTCACACTCAACCATGATCTCGGTGAGACAAGCCAACATATTTATCTCTTGGTCCGCAACGAATCCACTTTGAAACTGATACTTAGCAATAATGAGGACAGCAGCAGCAATCCCAGAACCTTCCAAGTGTGTGTATATAGCATCGTAAATACTACGAATAAGTACACTAGGATCATTGTCCAGATTATCAACGACCCACTTTCTGACTTTAGAGAAGTCTTTAGCTTTGAGACTCTGGAATAAATTGTCTGTTTTGACATTACTAAATGCTGCAAGAATACCGGTATCAATCTTTCCACTGACAGAGTATCGTTGTAGTTCATTAAGAACTCGCCTCCAATCAGGAAAGTGTTTCTGAATTAGTTCGACAAGTACTTTCGGATCATATTCCACACTCTCCTTCTCAAGTATAGTCCTGAGACGGTTGAAAAACTTGGCTGCAAGTTCCTGTCGTTCCTTTCCCTTAATGGCAAAGTCGATGACTGCACATCGGGAGTGGAGGGGGGCAATGATCTTATTTTTGTAGTTGCAGGTGAAGATGAATCTACAATTGCCAATGAACTCCTCAGTAAACGCCCGTAGGCAGAGTTGTACATCTGGGGTTGTGTTGTCAGCTTCGTCAATGATAATGATTTTGTGTTTAGCACTTGACGAAAGCGATACGGTCGAAGCAAAATTCTTCGCATTGTTTCTGACAGTATCAAGGAATCGTCCCTCATCGGATCCATTGATGACATAATAATCTACTCCTAATTCATGACAAAGGGCTTTGGCCACTGTGGTTTTACCACATCCAGGTGGACCAGACAAAAGTAGATTAGGGACTTCACCTTTCTCTACAAATTGTTTAAATGTATTCTTAATCCCATCAGGAAGAATACAATCTTCAATAGTTTGTGGTCGATATGACTCAACCCAAACAAATTCATTACGACTCATCAACTTTCCTCATAATAAAAGAATCACCATTATCAATAAATTCTAACATATCTCCTTCTTTCCATCCAGTTTCCTGGAGTATTTCTTCTGTGAAGGTTAAAATTCCATCGTCACTAACTTTCAAAGTAGTTTTCATCCAGAGTAATCAATAATAAATTTATCTTTCAAGTGCCAGTGAATGTCATCATGCACTTGTTGCATTGCATTGTGTTTGATTGCCCAGTGATCATCATCATCGTTGATGAGGACAGTGACTTGGGTTTTCACATCAACTCTAATTACTTTCATCACACCCACTCAGGTTTACGATCGGGAATACGGAGATAGTTATTTTTTACCCATGGTTTAGATGCAACATACATTTTATACTTGGTATAAATGTCAACTGTTGTATCATACTTGAACTCATCAGGTCCAGCAAATATAAAAGGAGTTGTTTCTTTACCAGATCTACCAGTAGGATCTCCAGTTGGTAAGATTTCCTTTGCAGCATGTAAGGTATTGAGACATGTGTGTACTTTACCATACCTTTGTGTGTACTCATCACAAAGGGCAAGACCATGATGTAAAAGCCACTGCCAGTTCATCACAAACTCATTTGCCCAGATGGTGCAAGGGTGGTTACGGAAGGCACCTTTCTCTGTGCTGTATGGGGTTCCATCGGCCTTGGGTAAAGTACCGAACCCATGACCCCACTTATCTGAACAGACGATAGCAAGCATCTGACAGGTCTCTAGAGGCATCTTGACAATGTGCTTGTCAGGTAGAACCTTGGCGCTCTGCCATGGATTCGAAGAAGTCACGAAGATATTCATTACTAAAAAATTGCATCAGGTATTGCACACCCCAGTTTAGTGTGCCTTCAGGAAAAACGTCAACCTCTCGTTCCAAGAGTTTCAATGCTGTTACAATTCTTTCCATTCCACACACTTGTGCAGTGGCTTCAGAAATTTTCATAAACTCAGCATAGTCTTTATCACTACCTTTCTTCACACCATTGACATAAAACTCTCTTGCTTGACGCATGAGTTCTTCAGTTTCTGGCAAAAAAGTAATAGTCTCTTCTCTAAGAGGTATTGCCATGTTCTTAATACATGACATACTAAATTTCATTACCTCTCGGGTTTGTTCAATTGGTAATGCGTGTTCTAGGCCATCACGGAATGCATATTGAATTACTCCATTAGAACATTCCATGACACGAAGAACAGCAATCTTGTCTAACTCGGAGTCAGGAAGATTACCGTATTGTTCTTTCCAGTCAGTCATAATCAACCAAAGGTAGAGTCGGGTTCAAGTGCGATGTAGTATTGAACATCGTAGTTCTGATTACTAAAACGAGACAACAACTTAGAAGATACAACTACATTATAGTTACCAGGAATAATCTTCAGGTTCTCTTCTTTGAAGTTGAATACAAAGTCAGTATCAGTCTCACCGACAATGATAGAGAAGTCATTAGAAGTGTCATTCTTCTTGTCACGAGAAACAAGTTTGATAACACCATTCTCACCAATAGCAGATACATCAGGGAGTTGATAAACCGATGCAGCCTTCTTGAGTTTCTCAAGTTGTTGACTGGTCAGTTCAAAACATACATCCTCAGAAGGAAGTGTAATCTCTTTCTCAGGTGGAGCAACAATTACAGAAGGGTCAGCAAAGAAATACTTCGAACGTGACTTACCTTCTTTGATGACAACATACTGGTCCCGTTCAAAATCAAGGTCAGGAGAAGAGTGAAGAGACAAACCATTCAAGAATTGGTTCAGGTCATAGATACCAAAATCTTTAGGAAATTCTTCAGCAACATTAGCTTCAACCAGGATGTTCTTCATCACTGAGATTGAACGCAACTTACTACCTTGCTTGAACAAGATAGATTGATTGATAGAAGAGAAGTTCTTAAGAAGACCAACAGTGGATTCAGACAGTTTCATAATTAAAATGTTTCGTAGTTACCTTTAGGTTGCTTGTTAATACCAGAAAAATGGTAGAGAAGAATACAATAGTGTATTGCCTTCAGAATGTCCATCTTTGACTTTCCACCCTTCTTACCGAAGCGGGAAAGATACTTAATAGCATTAGATCTACAGAAAGCTTCTGCGTCACCAATACTATCAATCAGATCGAGTGTTTGAGTCTTAGACTCTTTAGAAGTATAGTGAGATTGATAAGTCCCTGACAAGTAATCACGAACTTCTTTTAATGCAATGTCTTCGTTGTACTTCCAAAAATGTACTGGTTCAAGATTTAATTTAATCTCATTAGATTCGGTCAATTCAATTTTGTCCTCATTAGAAACAAGAGGGGTCCATTCGTACCCCTCCTCTGGTAAAGAATTCATGTGATCATATAATAAACTCCATGCGTTCATTCTATCAAGTATCCTCCTCAGTGTCAACTTTCATCTCAAAATCAGCGTCTACTTTATCATAAAGTTCCAAGAAGGAGGACTTAGTTTCATCATCAAAACGATTGATACAAACTTGAATTGCTTTACTCTTGTCACCAAAGATACTGTAAGCACGAACGATGTGAATCAAACGACGGGTTGAGATAACATCTTCAATACCACCATCGTAGAATGTCTTACGAATGATATCAGCCCAGTCACAGAGATGCTTACAGAACTGTCGGTCTTCAATACTAAGGTCTAGAGCAATTCCTTCTAGAATTCTCTGTTCAGTCTTGACCGTTGGATACTCTTGTTCGAGAGTAATACAGAAACGTTCTAAGAATGCCTCATTAAGAACATTGGTTCCAATAAAACGACCGTCATCGCTGCCTTTACCTTTAGTATTTGCAGTTGCAACAACATTGAATCCCTCCTTGGGTTGTACAAACTTACCGGTCTTCTTCAAGAAAACACCTTTACCTTCAAGAATAGATTGAAGACATAGGATTTTATTAGATGCCAGGTCAACTTCATCTAGAAGCAACACTGCTCCACGTTCCAGAGCCTCGATGACTGGACCGTTATGCCAAACAGTTTCGCCATTAACAAGACGAAAGCCACCAATAAGATCGTCTTCGTCAGTCTCGATAGTAATATTGACACGGATTAGTTCTCTCTTGAGTTGGGCACAAGCCTGTTCAACCAAGAAAGTTTTACCATTACCAGAAAGACCCGTGATAAACGATGGATAGAATAGACGAGACTGAATAATCTTTTTGATGTCTGTAAAATTACCAAACTTGACGAAGGTATCGTCTTTTGCTGGAACTAGATCTTGTTCTCCTACAGGAGTTGCAGGAGTTGCGTGATAGGTTTGTTCTAGTTGTTCTTGAACGGTAAGATTCCACTTGCCGCGACCAGTCTTATATTCGTCTAGTTTTTTAGTCACAGTCTGATAGTTGCAGTCATTCATTGAACACCAGGCACGAAGGTCACCAGAAGTAACATTTTCGCCATACAGTGATTGAAGAGAAGTGACTACGTATTCTTTTGATAGTGCCATGATGTATGTGGTGTGGTCAACAAAGCTAATATAGTCCAAAACCACTCGTAACGGTGAGTGGTTGGGACAGTTGTCAATCTGGTCAGGAGATCAGGTTGACGAATTGACTAAGTACTTTTCTATTTAGAGACTTAGCCTTGAGATTTTTGGCAAATGCTGATTTGATTTTTGATTTAGATGCTCCATCATCAACTTCAAACTCGGTATCATTATTCAAACCGGTATCTAACATACCAAAGTAGGAAGTATAACCAGAATTTTTAATCTCATAGAACTTTTCTTTACGAACAACTTTCATAAGTTCATCACTAACTTCCATGTACCGACGTAGGAAAGGTTTGAATTCATAATTAGAAGCAATACGGATGCCGATAAGATTTACATCAGGAAAACTTTCTTTCAAGTCTTTCAATAGAAGTTCTGTGAATTCATAGTATTGACCAGGAACTTTATAAGTGTGTCCAGTCTTACGATTACGAATATAATCACTAGGACTCATTCGAGCAATAGACATCTTACCACCCATGTAATCACATGTTCTGAACACAGGTAAGTGATTGGCTTCACCATCAGTCAGAATAATAGTATTAACTTTTTGAACTCTATTCTTCATTTTAAACTGAGGAATAATCTGATGAAGACAAACAATCGCTTCATTCAAGGGAGTACCAGAAAGAGAAAAGTTCAGTGGAGGTTCATAGTTTGCATTGAATGAACAAGAATATGCAATTCGATACAAAGACAACATCTGCTTATCAAGTTCTGCCTTTCGTGTATCACTAGTAAAGAAGTGAAGGAGATTGAAGTCGGGAGAGACTACTAACATATTATCTCTTACATCTTGATATTCAATATCTTCAAATTTAACCCTTGGCATATACCGTTGTTCTGTATGTCGGTTCTCGATGTAGTTGTTACTGAATGCATATACATCGAATGGAATATTTACTTTCTTACAGAACCAAATCAAATTGAAGAGTTGCTTTATGGTAGAAAGAAGAGTAGTACCCATAGAACCTGACCAATCAAGAATAAAAATAAGACCATGATTCTTACCATCAGGTAGTACATTTACCTTCTTAAACAAATCCTCATTGTATTTGTAGGT